CGATAGCCACGGGTGAGGCTGTCAAGATGTTCCTTGCTTGCTGCTATACAACGGTATTTCTTCATTTTGTTTTCCTCCTGTTTCTGTGTGTTGTTCTTTGTTTTGTTTATGGTTAAATTATATCAGATATAATGCACTTATACAAGGCGCAACAGTTCACAAATAATGCACTTATATCTGTTCTGATTTTGTGCAAGATATATAATGCACTTATAAGATTGACAATATAATGCACTTATGATATTATAAAGAAAAAAGGAGTATAAAATTATGGAAGAATTTAAAACCACAGAAGCGCAAAGAAAAGCTGTAAGGGATTACGAAAAGAAGAATGATCGTATTAATGTTATTTTTCCAGCCGGCACCAGGGACAAGATGAAAGCATTAGGAATCGAGAAACCAAATACATTTATTAAAGAAGTAATTGCGGCCGAGCTTGAAAGAATGGAAAAATACAAAAAATAATGCACTTATAGTATTGACAATATAATGCACTTATAGTATAATATACTTGTCGAAAGGCAATGGGCGAGAGCTTCAAAATCTGGGAATCAGTACAGAAGATCTTGAGCTGAGCAAGTAACACCACCGGGGCGAGCAATCGCCCCACCAATACACAGGAGGATCGAAGAATGAAGATTAACGGAATCGGGATAATAAAAAAATCTGATGCAATGGCAATTTTAACAAAAGAAGGACGCATGGCAGTAATGACCGGAGAAATTACCATGCAGGAGCTTGGCGAGATGTACAAACTTGAGCAAGTAAAAAAAGCTTGCAAAATCGGCAGATATGGCGATACATTTACTGTTAATTACAGACGTATTCCGGATAGCTTAAAAGATAAGCTCACACCAACGGAACTAGCGGAACTGGTAGAAGCATTTTATAATTGTTACGGAGACGGCAAAAACGCATAAAGACAGGAGCGGAAAAAGGACCCGGACAAAAGCCCGGATCCTCAATCCATTCGCATTACTACAAATGCCAATATTTCAACCCTTGACCGGCGGAGTTGCTACCGGTCCGCAGCATTACCGCATCCGGTAAGCTGGACAATTTAAGTATAGCAAGTTTTAAGGAAAAAAGCAACATTAATACACAGGAGGAGATTAAAATGACCGCAACAATGAGAGCAGAAATCGAGGAATTAGCAAGACAAATTAAAAAATCCGATACATGGGATATGGACCAGCTAGCGGAGCTGTGCGAAGCTGCCGGAATGGCCGAGGAATGGAAAAATGCGGATGGCGATACATTCGAGCAGGTCGCATTAACAGCAGCTGAAAAATTAGGAGTCGAAATCATATAGCAACAGAATCAAATACTATATTGAATATATTGTCTAAACAATTCAAAAAATTCAAAGGGTCCCCAAATCGGGGATCCTTTTTTGTACTTTTTCCAGGACGAACGGATCCGCAGAAGTACATCAACAATGTTTTATAGGCACACAAAATGCTGTGTGTCTATTTTTCATGTAATTTTATCGGTTTATTAAGGGCATGTGAAAAAAACCTTGAGTTCATTACAAACTCTTGGTCTTTCTTTTTTCGGGACTATTCTTTTTTCACAGCCCCTTTGGATGGGAGAAAATCTCGAAAAATTCTGTCAAAATAGAACGGAAAGGAGGTCGTTTAGGATGGCAAGGGCCAAATATCAGGAATGGGTAAATGATCCGGACAAAAGGACTTTGCTGTCCGGATGGGCCAGGAAGGGCCTGAGTGATGAGCAGATAGCGAAAAACATAGGAATTTCAAGGTCTACACTAAACGAGTGGAAGAAAAAATATCCGGTCATATCGGACACATTAAAAAAAAGCAAAGAGATCGCTGATACGGAAGTGGAAAATGCCTTGTATCTGAAATGCATCGGTCACAAAGTCCAGCTAAAGAAAACTTTCAAGGTCCGGAAGATTGAATATAACGATGCCGGTCGGAAAATCAAAGAAGAGGATCACCTGGAAATGGGGGAGGATGAGGTCTATATCCCGCCAGATACCAAGGCGATCATCTTCTGGCTGACAAACCGCGCCAAGGAAGACTGGAGAGAGCGCCAGAATATCCAGGAGGAGCAGGAGGAAGCTGGAGAGAGCGGCGTGATCATGCTGGCACCGGCAGATGTGGAAGGAGTGAAACAGGAAATTGAACGATACAAAAAGCAGAAGAGTGATCTGGCAGCCGCAGCCGAAACAGGCGCTGATGATGAGCAGAGGGGAGGATGAAGCTCTATACGGCGGGGCAGCAGGCGGCGGGAAGTCTGATTTTCTTCTGGCGGAAGCTCTGCGCCAGGTACACATCCCCCATTACCGGGCAATCATATTCAGAAAGACTTATCCGCAGCTCACGGCACTGATAGACCGCTCACGTGATGTTTATCAACCGGCATACAGAAAAGCCAGGTATAACGAGACGGGGCACGTCTGGAAGTTTCCCAGCGGCGCAAAAATTTACTTCGGTTCGATGCAGCACATTAAGGACCGGACAAATTACCAGGGTAAACAGTACGATTTTATCGGCTTTGACGAACTTACACACTTCACATGGGATGAATACTCCTATATGGTTTCCCGTAACCGTCCCGCAGGTCCGGGAACGCGTGTGTATATGCGCTGTACAGCCAACCCGGGCGGCATCGGTCACGGCTGGGTAAAACAGCACTTTGTTAAGGCGGCGGCGCCATATAAGACAGTAGTACATGAATATGAGATTCTGGATCTGCATGGCAAAAAGACTAGCCTGTATAGAACGTCCTGTTTTATCCCATCGACAGTGTTTGATAATAAAGAGCTGCTTAAAAGCGATCCGAATTACCTCGCCGCGCTGGCATCGCTTCCAAAGGCGGAACGTGAGGCGCTGCTGTATGGGGATTGGGATAGCTTTTCGGGGCAGGTATTTGAAGAGTTCCGGGATAATCCGTTGGGATATGAAACCCAGCAATACACGCACGTCATTAAACCGTTCCGAATCCCCGCAGACTGGGCGATATACCGGGGCTTTGACTTTGGCTATGCAAAACCGTATTCGGTCGGCTGGCATGCCGTAGATCATGATGGATGCATCTACCGCATCAAAGAAATGTACGGCTGCACGGGAGAGCCGAATGTAGGCGTCAAGATAGCGCCGAACGAGATAGCCAGACAGATCCGCGAGGTGGAGCAGGCGGATCCGATGTTAAAAGGACGCAAAATCATCGGGATAGCGGATCCGTCTATCTATGATAGGTCACGCGGCGAATCGATCGCGGAAATGATGGAACGAGAAGGAATCTACTGGTCCCCGGGCGATAACACCCGCCTCGCCGGTAAAATGCAGTATCACTATCGACTTGCGTTCGACTCAAATGGTCGGGCGATGTTTTACGTGTTTGATACCTGCAAGGACTTCATCCGCACGATTCCGGCATTGGTATATGACGAGCATAACGTAGAGGATATAGACACGACCCAGGAGGATCACATCTACGATGAGTGTCGTTATGTCCTCATGGAGCATCCGATTGCCCCGCGTCAGAGTATTGTCCAGGAGATACCGCAGGAGGATCCGCTGGATTTGTACAAACAGAAACGTCTTGTATTGAGAGTATAGGAGGAAATCATGGAAGAAAAAGTGATACAGACCAAAATAGGAGAGGAAGAAGCAAGAAAAGCACTTGCTATTCTGGAAAAGTACAAACAGGGAAAGAAATCCCTGGATGAAAGATTGATTGATAATGAACAGTGGTGGAAGATGCGCCACTGGGATCGGTTTAAAAAGAAAAATAAGAACGGGAATGCAATCGAACCGGCCAGCGCATGGCTGATCAACTCGCTCATCAATAAGCATGCTGATTTTATGGATAATTATCCAGAAGCGAATATATTGCCGCGTGAGGAGTCAGACAAAGAAACAGCCAAGATTTTATCAGATGTTATTCCGTTTATCATGGACCGGAACGAGTACACTGCAGTCTATTCAGAAGCGACCTGGCAGAAAATCAAAATGGGAACGAGCATTTATGGAGTGTTCTGGGATGCTCACAAGGAGAACGGTCTGGGCGATATCTCAATTAAAAAATGTGACCCGCTCAAAATGTATTGGGAGCCGGGAATTGATAAAATCCAGGAATCCAGGAACCTGTTTTATCTGAATGTTATGGATAACGACCTGATTGAACAGGAATATCCACAGATGCAGGGAAAACTGAATGATACTTTGATTAGTGTCCAGGAGTACCTGAATGATGATTATGTCGATACAACCGGGAAATCATTAATCATTGATTGGTATTACAAGAAAACAGTTTCCGGTATGTCCGGAGATGTGCCGGTTATGAAAACAGTGCTGCATTATTGTAAAATCTGTAATGGAACCGTACTCTATGCATCGGAGAACGATCCCAAAATGGCTGACGGTTGGTATAAACATGGACAGTATCCGTTTGTGTTCGATCTCATGTTCCCGATTGAGCACAGTCCTTTCGGCTTTGGATATCTGGATATAATGAAAGACTGCCAGGAGTATATTGACAAATTGGGCCAGTCAATTTTGCAGAATTCGATCGCAGGTTCCAGACCGCGGTATGCGTGCAAAGACAGCTCCGGATTCAATGAGGAAGAATTTTCGGACCTGTCGAGGGATATTGTGCATTACAACGGATCCAAAGATGACATGTTGCCTCTTAAAGTGGCACCTCTTCCAGGCATCTATTATCAGGTTTACCAGGGGAAAATCGAGGAATTAAAAGAGACTTCCGGAAACCGTGACTTTTCACAGGGCGCGACAGCTTCCGGAGTAACGGCAGCTTCCGCGATTGCGGCACTGCAGGAGGCAGGCAGTAAGCTGTCAAGGGATATGATAAACGGATCTTATCAGGCTTTTCAGAGTGTTGTAAATATTGTTCTGGAACTCATCAGGCAGTTTTACACCGCGCCCCGTGTCTTCCGTATCACGAATGACAAGGGGGAGAATTTCGTATCATTCGATAACTCCGGTATGCAAGCCCAGGAAATGGAAGTGGGATTTACAGGCATGATTGCGGAGCGTAAGCCTGTATATGACATCAAAGTACAGGCACAGAAAGCAAGCCCGTTTACAAAGATTTCCCAGAACGAACTGGCTAAAGAAATGTACGATCTAGGTTTCTTTAATCCGCAGTTAGCCGATCAGGCACTGGCTTGCCTCGAAATGATGATGTTTGACGGTAAAGAGGAGGTTATGCGGAAGATATCACAGAATGGAACGATGTACCAGCAGATGCAGCAGATGCAGCAGACTATGAGCCAGATGGCCGCGGTGATCGCCCAGAGCACTGGAGATACGCGCCTGTTAGATGCAGTGGGATCAATGGGACCAGGGGAGCAGCCGATTGTGTCCGGTGGCAGTAGCAAATCCGCCCAGCTTGATGCGATGGGGAATGCAACCAGGGAAGCAGTCAGTTCGACCGCCGGGAAAGCACGGGAACGCGCAGCGAAGGCGGCGACGCCGAAGGGAGCAGAATAATGACGAAAGTAATTGAACGACGGGAAAATGAAGTGATTGATTTCATTATCGACGGGCACGCGGAGAAAGTGAACCAGGATGAGGGGAATATCCTTTGTGCAGCGGTGTCGATGCTGGGACAGACCTTGCTCGAGTGTTTGTGGCGGATGGATGCCAATGTGCGGACGGAAAGCCGGGACGGACATATAGCAGTCAGGTTTTATCCAGATGATGAAAATTCGGAAGAAATTGAGAATCTTTTGAAATTCACAAAAACCGGCTTTTGCCTTTTAAAATCAAGGTATCCGGAGCAGTTTGACCTAGTGGGAGATTTTGAGTTTTGATTATGTAAAAATATAAGCATAGGCACGCCGGAGAGACGGCAGGAGACACCGGAGAGACGGATGACACGCCGGAAAGACGGTAGGAGACGTTGGAGAGACAACTGGCACGCCGGGAAGACGGTAGATAGACACGCCGGAAAGACGGTAGAAAGGAAATGGGAAAATGAGAAGATTGAACCTGAGAATGTTTGACGGAGAAGGCGGCGGAGAAGGCAGCGCGGCGACCGGAGCGGAGGCAGCAGCCCCAGAGACAACCGAGGGGCAGAAAGCAGAACAGACGCCGGAAGAACGTGAAAAGGCATTTAATGACATGATTAACGGCGACTTCCGCGATCTGTTCGATGCGAGAATGCAAAAGGCAATCAAGGAGCGCGTCGGTGAGGTGAAACAGCTTCAACAGCAGCTTCAGCAGCAGAACGATGTTATCGGGCTGGTTGCAAAAAAATATGGCATATCTACAGACAAGATGGGCGATATTCGCGAAGCTCTGGAAAGTGACGATGTATTCTGGGAAGAAGCCGCTGCGGATCAGGGCATGACAGTAGACAGCTATAAGAAAATGGTGAAGCTGGAGGCGGAGAATGAAGCCTTACATAAAGCCAGAGAGGAAGCTGAGCGGAAGAACCAAAAAGATGCGGTGTTCCAGAAGTGGGATCGGGAAGCAGAAGAACTGAAACGGATGTATCCGCAGTTCGATCTGCAGAGCGAGATCCAGGACAAGCGTTTTCTTGACCTGATGGGTGCGGGAATTGACATGCGTACAATTTACGAAACACTCCATCACGATGAGATTCTTCCGGCACTGATGCAGCAGACAGCCAAGGCGGCAACCAAACAGCAGGCGGCAGCAGCCCGGAGCGGGCAGATGCGCCCGGCTGAAAATGGAATGTCAAGCCGACCGGCAGCGCAGACCGTAAAGGATCCGGCGAAGATGACCAAGGAAGAGCGCCAGGAATATGCCCGTCGAGCAGCCAGAGGGGAGATCATCACATTCAGAGATTAGGAGGATATGATGGAAACAGCAATTAAATTAAACCTTCGGTTATTTGATGATGTAATCAACACAACTGGATCGAGTGGCACGGGAAACGAGCTTTCCCATGAAATGAAAACCTATTATGACAGTACACTGATTGATATTGCAGGTCCGCACCTGGTACACGATCAGTTTGCACAGAAGCGTCCGATCCCGAAAAATGGCGGTAAGACAATCGAGTTTAGAAAATACACCCCGCTTAGCAAGGCACTCACGCCGCTGACTGAGGGCGTTACGCCGGACGGTAATAAACTGGACGTCAGCATCGTAACATCGACCGTGAAGCAGTACGGCGATTATATTCGCCTGTCGGATATGCTGCTCTTAACAGCGATTGATAATAACCTGGTAGAGTCCTTGAAGCTTCTGGGCGATCAGGCTGGTGCAACGCTTGATACCGTAACCAGAGAGGTGCTGAATGGCGGTACTAATGTCCAGTACGCCGAGGGACAGACTGCATCAAGAGCAACCCTGACCCAGGATATGAAGCTGACTGTTAAGGCGGTTAAGATGGCAGTCCGCGCCCTTAAAAGACAGAATGCCCCGAAGATTGACGGCTGGTATGTCGGGATCATCCATCCGGATATTGCGTATGACCTGATGGAAGATCCGGAATGGAAAGAGTGGCATAAATACACCAATCCAGATAATGCCTACCAGAATGAAATCGGAGAAATCGGCGGTGTTCGTTTTGTTGAGTCCACGGAGGCAAAGATCTTTGCGAAAACGGGATCAGCGGGAACCGGTAGCACGAAGATCGATGTATATTCGACGCTGATTTTGGGCGCAAATGCATATGGCGTTACGGAGATTACCGGCGGCGGTCTGGAAACTATCGTAAAACAGCTTGGTTCTGGCGGTACGGCGGATCCGTTAAACCAGAGAGCTACGGCAGGCTGGAAAGCAACCAAGACAGCGGAGCGCCTGGTAGAGCAGTACGTAGTACGCGTGGAGACGGGATGTACATTCTCGGAAGGAAAGGAGAACTAAATGCCAGCTAAAACAGAAAAATTAAAAGAAACGCAGGCGGCAGAAACAGAAAAATTAAAAGAAACGCAGGCGGCAGAAACAGAGGAGCAGCCAGCAGAAGCGCCGGATGATGGAATGGTTAATATCTTCCTAATGAGAGATTCTGACAAGTACAAGGGCGATGTATTTGTGCAGGTAAACGGTAGATCTTATATCGTTAAGCGCGGCAGAAATGTCAAAGTTCCGAAAGAGGTGGCGGAAGTGCTGCAGAACTCCCAGGAGCAGGACACGAAAGCGGCGTAATTTATCGATCAGGAGGTCGAAAAATTTGAGAATGGCCTGAAGCTGCTTATCTAATTTGAGCGGGATGTGTGTGAAAATCATGCATCCCGTATTTAAGAGGTGGAAGAATGATAGTAATTGAGAACCGGCAGATGCTTATCCCAAGAGGAGAAGAGAAGATCGGAACAACAGCGGATAATCTGTGTGATACAAGAACATTCTCCATTCCGCGCGTGTCAGCGACTTTGTTGGATTTGTCGGCGCTGGACTTCTTTATCGACCTGGAATATGCCGATGGTACGAAGGATACAGACTCCCTGCAAGCCACATACGGCGAGGAAAGAATCTTATTGACCTGGCAGATACGGAATACACAGCTTCGGGTTCCTGGCGCCGTATTTATCGCGGTCAGAGGTTATGATGAAACCGGAACGATGCGCTTTACCTCGTATAAAACGCCGGTGTATGTGGAAGATGCAATCAATACCCCGGAAGGGAAACCGGGACTGAGTGAATTTGAACGCCTGGAAAAGGAACTGAATGCCGGTCTTGGAAAAGCGGAGGAAGCCACAAACAAGGCAGATACTGCGGCGGGATTGGCAAATTCGGCAGCGACCAGGGCGACGACGGCAGCAGAGGAAGCGGAGAAGATCCGAGAGGATGTTGTAGGAAAGCTAGAGCGTGGGGAGTTAAAAGGAGATAAGGGAGATAAAGGCGAAAAAGGAGATACTGGTCTGCAGGGACCGCAAGGCATCCAGGGCGAAAAAGGAGATACTGGTCTGCAGGGACCTCAGGGAATCCAAGGAGTGAAGGGGGAGAGCGGTGTCATGGTTCCGGCATCGGGGATGTTTTCGCTCTATCTGGACCCGGAAACAGGAAATCTCTATGCAGATTATCCGGATGGAGAGAAGCCGCCAGCATTCCATTATGATTCGGAAACAGGGAATCTCTATTATCTTACAGGAGAGGATGTGAAAAACGATGGCTAGGATTTTAATTGGAAATATCAAAGGACCGCAGGGACCACAGGGAATCCAGGGAGAGACTGGTCCGCAGGGCTTACAGGGAATCCAGGGAGAGACTGGCCCACAGGGAACGCAAGGCATCCAGGGCGAAAAAGGAGATACCGGTCCACAGGGACCGCAGGGCATTCAAGGACCGCTCCCGCCACTGATTGCAAATTATCTTGCTACGGAATCTGGAAAGGCTGCGTTAGATGCGATCGTGGGGAAACTGCTGGATGAGAGATTGACGGCAGCGGAGAAATCACTTACTCAGTTAAATAGCGAGCTCTCCGAAAAGGCAAAAATAACAAATATTTCTTCACTT